ACTGGAAACGATGGCACTAACCCAGACATATATACTATGGCTTTTGGTGATGGTGATGTAACTCTTACAGGAACACAAACTTTAACAAACAAAACTTTAACTAGTCCTAAAATTGGAACTGCAATTTTAGATACAAGTGGAAATGAATTAGCTTTATTAACAGCTACAGGTTCTGCAATTAACGAATTTACAATAGCTAACGCAGCGGCTGGAAACGATCCAAGTTTTACAGCAACTGGTGGCGACACTAACATTGGTATGGAACTTAAAACAAAAGGTTCTGGTGTAGTTAAAGCTGAAGACAGCGGTGGAAATGTATCAGCAGTTCAAATTGCTGGTAAAGAAACTATGTGGGTTCCAGCTGCAGCTATGTATGGACCAACAACTAATCCTGCAGATTCAGCTCAAGTAGAAACAACAGCTACAAGACCAGACTTAAAAGTATTTGACTTTGATGCTAGTACACAACAATACACACAATTTACAGTGGCCATGCCAAAATCATGGAATGAAGGAACTTTAACTTATCAAGTTTATTGGTCTCCTTCTTCTACTAACACAGGAAATGCTATTTTTGGTTTGCAAGGTGTAGCATGTGCAGATGGTGACACTATTGATGTTGCATACGGAACAGCAATAGAAGTTACAGATGCAGGTATTGGAACAGTTGAAGACCAACAAGTTTCAGCTGAAAGTAGTGCAATGACAGTTGCGGGTTCTCCTGCAGCAGGTGAGCAAACTTATTTTCAATTATTTAGAAAAGCTGCAGACGGTGGAGATACTTTTACTGGTGAATGTAGAGTTCTAGGTGTAAAAATATTCTTTACTACTGACGCAGCAAACGATCTGTAAGGAATAAATTATGAGAAAAATTGACACTCCTTTAACTGTCGATGGTAAAGGACACAAAAACACACAATCAAAAAGAGGTAAAATGTTTGGTTACCAAGTTTTAGGATTTGGTTCCGGTGGAGAAGCAGTTACACCTGTAGATGCTGATTATTTAGTTATCGCTGGCGGAGGAACCGGAGGAAACTGGCCCGGAGGCGGCGGAGGAGCAGGAGGTTATAGAACTTCTTTTCCTGGTGGAACTAAACTTACTCTTGATACAAAAGAAGTTGTAATTACAGTAGGTTCAGGTGGAGCTGGACCAACAGGACCACAACCTGACCCAGAAGATGGAAGAGGACAAGTATCTTCAATAGGATACTCTTCAACTTTCGAATCAGCAGGCGGAGCTAAAGGCGGTGGAAACCCTGCGGCAGTCCCATCATATTCTGGTGGATCTGGCGGAGGCGGTGGCCACACTGCACCGAGCACAGCAGGAGGTTTAGGAAACACACCTCCAACAAGTCCCCCACAAGGAAATAATGGTGGTGGAACACCCCCAGGATTTCAAGCTGGAGGCGGCGGTGGAATTGGTGGAGCCGGCGGAAACGCGGGAGGTATGACTACTGGAGGCGGTGGAAACGGCGGATCAGGGTCAGCAAATTCAATCGGAGGATCATCACAAACTAGAGCCGGAGGCGGCGGAGGTGGTTGTTATTGGAGAGGAACAAGTGGAGGATCTGGCGGACCCGGAGGCGGCGGAAATGCAGCACCAGGACACCCAGGTACAGAATCACCTTTTGGCACAGGAAGTGCTGGAGGAAATGGCCAAGGCGGTGGCGGAGGATCGGGAGGAACTTCAGGATCTGGCGGATCTGGTCTTGTTATAGTCAGAATACCAGCAGCAGCCGTACCTGATCACCCAGATTTAGCGGTATCACCTGGAACAAACACACTATCAACTGACGGTCCTACAGGAGATAAAATAGCAGCATTTACAGTAACAGGAGTATTAACAATATAATGGCATACGCAGCACGACTTGACGACAGTAACATAGTAAAACAAGTTATAAAACTTGATGATGTTGATTGCGCAGATGACGCTACAGCAACAGCATTTTGTAATAAAATTTATGGAACATCAGGAGTTGTTTGGAAAAAAACTTCTTACAATTCAGTAGCAGGAGTTTATTATATTACAGATCCAGAAACTGGAGCAAGAACTGTTGGACCAGATCAATCAAAATTATACAGATGGACTTTTGCTGGAGTAAATATGTCTTATAATGAATCAAAAGATGCTTTTATTGGACCACAACCTTATGCTTCATGGACATTAGGTGATGATAATATTTGGCATTCACCAAATGAACCAACAGAATGGATTAATCCAGACACAGGTAATACGTTTCCTGAAGGAGAACCATTTAGAGTATGGAGTGAAGCAGACCAAGAATGGACTGTACAAGATTATGACACTAACCCAGCAACTGATTCTGACGCAGACTTTGAAGCTTTAACAGCTGGTGGATTGTCAACTTATAAATGGAATGGATCTGTTTGGGTTAAACAATAGGTTCGTAACCACCCTGTCTAAAATTAAACGACATTGTATATCTAGGTTTTTTAGAAATATTAGTACCAACACCATGGTACAAATCTGAATCAAATATTAAAAACTTACCTACTTCTGGTTTAATTTTTATACGCATATCAGTAAAAAAAGTTTCTTCTCCCCCATCTTCAAGATATAGAATTCCAGATATTTCTACGTTTCCATGATCATGAGTCATAACATGATCTCCCGGCATTGTTTTATTTCCCCATGCATCTACTAATTTAACGTCACATGAATTATTGTGATAAACAAAAGCTGGTTTTATTTTTTCTGTAAATTTTATAAATTTTTTGTCTTTTAAAAAATATTGAAAATTAGTCATTTTTGATTTGACGTTAGTTTTATAAGATTGATTACCCTCTTCTTCTACGCCTTTATTAATTTTAGATATAAAATATTTAGCATCAATATCTGTCTTGCCTTCAAACACATATGCTTTTTTCTTTACTATTCCTGTATAGTGATTTAATACTTTCATAAAAAAGATATATAGTATACATTATAAATTACAAGGAAAGAAATGGAATTAAAATATATTTATTGGTATTTTAAGAAAGCATTACCAAAAAGATGGTGTGATTTAGTAATACAAGAAGGTGAATCTAAAAAATCTGTTAAAGGACTTATTGGTGGCGCTGGTAAAAAGAAAGTAAAATTAACTAATCTAGATTTAAAAAAACAACGTAACTCAAATATTGTTTGGTTAAAAGATCAATGGGTTTATGATGGAGTATATCCTTACCTTAAACTAGCTAATAAAAATGCAGGTTGGAATTTTCAATTTAGTTATTCTGAATCTTGTCAATTTACTTTATATGGTAAAAAACAATTTTATGATTGGCATCAAGATGCATGGCGTGAACCATACAACAATCCTTTAAATAAACACTTTCATGGCAAAATTAGAAAACTTTCTTGTTCTATTATATTAAATGATTCTACAGAATATAAAGGCGGTGAATTAGAATTTGCTCAAAATTATACAGGTAAACCAAATAAAGATAGAATTATTAAATGTAAAGAAATAGGTCAACAAGGAGATATTGTTATCTTTCCTTCTTTTATTAGACATAGAGTTAAACCAGTTACTTCAGGAACAAGAAAAAGTTTAGTTATGTGGACACTAGGTGATCCTTATGTTTAATTGGAAAAAGAAAAAAATAGTTGTTGGTATAGGTAAAGCTTGTCATGACTGTAGTATAGCTGTTTCTGTAAACGGTAGATTTTATAAGTATTTAAAATACGAGCGTGATAAAAATGAAAAACAAATTAGTGCACCTGAATGGTGGTTTTATAAAAAATTAATTGATTGGGGTATTAAACTTGAAGACGTAGATTTGTTTGTAATGACTGATTCTGGTCAATGGAGAGAACAACATCAAGTTCCTTTATTTCCACACGATGATACTTTGTATTGGTTAAGAGAAAAAGATTTTTATAATAGCAAACAAATTTTATTAGATCATCATAATGCACATGCTTGGTCTAACATGTCATTTAGTGAAGACAAACAATTTGTAGTTATTGATGGTGAAGGATCTAATTCTAATAAAGCTACTACTTACGATACAATAGAGTTTAGAAGATATAAAGACGTAACCCCTGGTGGTATTTACATTTGGTTAGATGATGCAATGCAACTACACAATAACAGGCATGGTAATAGCTCAGGTAAAATTATGGGACTTATGCAATATGGTAAAAGAATAGATTCTTTATTTGAACGTTTAATGGAAAGTGATCAATCTGAATATATAAATTATCTAAGATGGTTTATAAAAACTTGTTATCATAACAAAACTCCTACAAATCCTGAATGGCAGAATTTTTTAAAAACAATAGACGATGTATGTTGGGAATTAATTAAACGTTATTTTGAACCAATGGATAAAGAAAAAGAAATTATCTACTCCGGTGGATGTGCATTAAATATTGAATGGAATAGAAGACTTTTAGATATGGGATACAAATTAAATATAGAACCCCCTGCTTATGATGGTGGTTTATCTTTAGGCTGTGTTAGATTTGGAAATCGTTTTTTAAATTACAAAGATCCTAAACCTTTTGAAAATTATCCTTATATACAAGATGACGTAGGTCCAAAAAGTATGGCATCTTCTCAAACAATTAATAAAGTAGCAAAACTATTAGCTGACGGAAAGATTGTAGGTTGGTATCAAGGTCAAGGAGAAGTTGGACCAAGAGCTTTAGGTAATAGATCTATACTTATGGACCCAAGAATTAAAGACGGTAAAGATATTTTAAATCAAAAAGTAAAACATAGAGAGTGGTGGAGACCTTACGGTGCAAGTGTTAAAGAAGACAAAGCTTATAAATACTTTGATTTAAAAAAATCTCCTTACATGCTTTACACATCTAAAGTTAAAACACCTGAATTATTACCAGCAATTACACACATTGATGGCTCGTGCAGACATCAAACCGTATCTTGTAGTCAGAACCCTGTCTTTTATAAATTATTAGATTCTTTTGAAAAAATAACCAAACTACCTGTTTTGTTAAATACTTCATTAAACGAAGGTGGCAAACCTATTGCAAATAAACCAGAACAAGCTTTAGATTTATTGAAAAATTCAGAGATGGATGCTATATGTATAGGTAATAAAATATATGAATTTTAAGAAAGATAAATACGAAGTAATACCAAATGCTATTTCTGATGAGATGGCTAATTTTTTATATTTGTATTCTTTATTAAAAAGAAGAGTAGCAAAAACTTTTATGGATACTAGACGTATTTCTAGATTTACAAAAGACTTTGGTACATGGACAGATCCTCAAATGCCAAATACTTATTCTGTGTATGGAGATATTGCAATGGATACTCTTTTATATAAAATGGGTCCTATTATGGAAAAAAAATCTGGATACGAATTAGTACCTACTTATTCATACATGCGTGTGTATAAAAAAGGAGATGTTCTTAAAAGACACAAAGATCGTATGAGTTGTGAAGTATCTATAACCATGAATTTAGGGGGAGACCCTTGGCCTATATATCTTAGTAAAAATAAAAAAGATGGTAAGGAAACATCTCAAGGATACAAACCATCTAAAGCAAAAGGAATTAAAGTAAATTTAAATCCTGGAGATATGTTAATATATAGAGGATGTGAACTTGAACATTGGAGAAATAAATTTGAAGGTAAGGAATGTGCTCAAGTTTTTTTACACTACAACAAAGCAGGAAAAAATTCTAATCTTATGGATGGGAGACTGCACTTAGGATTACCTTCAGACATTAAAATGGAGGTAAACAATGATAGAAGAAAGACTTAATTTTAAAATTAAACAACTTGAAACTAATCTAGACATGGAAAGACAAGTTAAAAATTCAGAAAAACTAATGAACGAAGGTTTAAAAAAAGAAATACAAGTTAAAAATATACAGATTCAAACCTTATCAGAAGTTAATTGGAATTTAGTAAATAAAGTAGCTGATCTTCAACAACAATTGTCTAAATTTTATGGGCTCTAAATACGTTAACTTTGGCCCTTTTGTATATTGTGGAGAGATTGATGATTTGACTGTAAAAGCTGTTTTGGCTTTATGTAAAAAAAATAAAAAACAAAACGCTAATCATCAACTAGCTGGTCATTTAGATAATCAATTTAATATTAATTTTAATAAGTATATGGATTTAATTGCACCTTGGGTTAAAGAATACATATTAGAAGCAGAAAAATTTTATAATGGGCACGTAGCCAATGCTGTTAAAATTAAATCAGCATGGGTTAACTACATGAAACCAGGAGACTTTAATCCTCCACACGTTCATACAGACTGTCATTTATCTAGTGTATTATTTTTACAAACTCCTGATCTAACTAAAGAAAAAGAAAAATATAAAGGCACGCATCATGGACCAGGGACCTTGGAGTTTTTGTATGGTGAAGAAAGATTACTTAATAATGCTCATTATTGTGTTACTCCTAGAAGAGGAGATCTTTACATTTTTCCTGCTAATGTAAGACATTTTGTTTCTCCGTTTAAAACTAAAGGTGAAAGAATATCTGTTGCAGCTAATTTTTTAATTCAGAAATGATACAAAAAAACGTAGTAAAATTTAAAGAAGATATTGACTTTAATTACATATCTAAATTTTTAGATATGAATACTTATACATCTCAGTTTTCTGGATTGTGGTATGAAGAAAGAATATTTCAATCTGTAATGCAAATAAGATCTGTGCATAAACACCCTAAATTTAAAAAGATACATTCTTTTCTTAATAAGCAATTTAATAAACACAATCAAAAAACCGATCTAGATATATTTATGTCTTGGGTATCAGGAACTAGAAGTAATACTCATGTCGATCCTTACGATGTATTTTTGGTAGGTGCTTATGGAAGAACTTTATATAAAATGGACAACAAAGAAGCTATATTAGAAAAAGGAGATATCATACATATTCCTAAAGGTGTTACCCATACAGCCATTGGATTAGATCCTAGAATTGTTTTGTCCTATGCACTCTTTTAAAAACAAATTATCAAACGTAAAACTAGCCACACCTATTCAAAAGAAAAAAGAACTATGGGACGTAGAAGGTGTATTAAATAATCAATTATTAAAATTTGATTTACGTCCTTTAAAGAATAATGTTAAGGGCGGTTCATTTAAAACTAAGGCCGACAAGATTGTATATGATGTAAAAAATCAATATGTAATTATTGATGTAGAGGAGTTTCATCAATATTTAAAAGAAAACCACTTGAAAAAAGTAGATTTACAGGAATTGATATATGAATTAGATTGGAGTATAGTACTACCAAAATAAGAAAAAGCATATATAGTGGAGTCATATGTTACAAAAATTAGGTTTTTTACCCGGATTTAATAAACAAGTTACATCTACTGGCGCTGAATCACAGTGGACAGGAGGTGAAAATGTACGTTTTAGATACGGTACACCTGAAAAAATAGGTGGTTGGTCTCAATTAGGAGACAGTAAATTAACTGGTGCAGCTAGAGGATTGCATCACATGGTCAATAAAACAGGTATTAAATATTCTCTTATTGGCACGAATAGAATTTTATATGTTTACACAGGGGGAGTATATTACGATATACATCCTTTAACTAATCCATCTGGAACAGCTATTACAAATGCATTTAGCACAACTAATGGTCAGCCAGAAGTAACTATTACTTTTTCATCAGCGCATAATTTTGAAACTGGTGATATTATTTTGTTTGGAGATACGTCTACTTTTAGTGCTATTACAGGTTCAAACTTTGGTGCTGCAGATTTTTGTGATAAAAAATTTATGGTAACATCAACACCAACAGGAACTACATTAACTATTACAATGCCTGGAAACGAAGGAGGAGCGGGAGCAACTACTTCTGGCGGCATAACTTATTTTCAATACTATCATGTAGGACCACCTGACCAGGTTGGAGTTTTTGGTTATGGTATATCTCAGTGGGGTGGTACAACTACAAACCCACAAACTACTACATTGAATGGTGGACTAAACGACGACGCATTTGGAACAGGTGGATCAGGCACTACAATTAATGTAGCAAGCACCACGGGTTTTCCAACCGCAGGCACAAATTTTATACAAGTAGGAACTGAAGAAATATCTTACACAGGCGTTACTGCTACAAGTTTTACTGGAATTGTTAGAGCTGTTCGAGGAACAACTAGAGCTGCTCACAGCACAGGTGCAACTGTAACTAATTACAGTGGTTTTTCTGGATGGGGTCAAGCAGCTACATCTACAGATAAAGTTGCCGAGCCAGGTATGTGGTCTATAGATAATTTAGGAAGCACGGCCATTGCATTAATATTTAACGGAGAATGTTTTGAATGGAATGCAGATTTAACAAATGCTGTAACAACACGAGCCACAATTATATCAGGTGCACCAACTGCATCTAGAGATATGTTAGTATCTACTCCCGATCGTCACTTAGTATTTTTTGGAACAGAAACAACTATTGGTAACAAAGCTACTCAAGATGATATGTTTATTAGATTCTCATCTCAAGAAAATATAAACGACTATACACCTACAGCTGAGAATAGTGCTGGTACACAAAGACTGGCCGCCGGATCACGGATCATGGGAGCTAAACTTGGTAGAAATGCATTATATGTCTGGACAGATACAGCTTTATTTACCATGCGTTTTGTTGGAACTCCTTTTACATTCGCGTTTGAACAAGTTGGTACTAACTGTGGATTGATAGGTAAGAATGCAGCTGTTGAAGTTGATGGTGCTGCATACTGGATGTCTGATAATGGTTTTTTTAGATACACAGGTAAACTAGAATCTATGGACTGTTTAGTTGAAGACTATGTTTATGACAATTTAAATACAACATCTAATCAAATGGTTTATGCAGGTATTAATAACTTGTTTGGTGAAGTTACTTGGTTTTATCCAGAAGCAAATTCTAATGTAAACACACAATCAGTTACCTATAGTTATCTAGATTCAACTGCTAAACGACCTATATGGTTTGTAAATGCAAGTCCTTTATTTATTAGAACTACTTGGGTCGATTCTGCAGTATTTGGATTACCCCATGCAACTCAATACGATGCAGGAACAGATACTTCTTTTGATGTAACAGGAAATACTGAAGGAATTTCATATTACTATGAACATGAAACAGGAGTTAATCAAGTAAGACTAGGAGTAACAACAGCTATACCAGCTAATATTACTTCTGGTGATTATGATATTACACAAAAAGTCATTAGAGGAGCTGCAACTAACATGGCTGATCTTAGAGGTGATGGTGAAAACATTATGAGAGTTAGTAGAATTATACCGGACTTTATAAATCAACAAGGAAACTCTATCATACAATTAGATTTAAGAAACTATCCTAGTGACACAGCTATAAGCTCATCACTGGGACCTTTTACTATAACATCAGCTACAACAAAAGTAGATACACGAGCTAGAGCAAGAGCTATAGCTCTTACAATATCTAATACTGCTGTTGATACTAGTTGGAAACTAGGTACGTTTAGATTAGATATACATGCTGGAGGAAGAAGATAATGGCTAAGATAGTACAAACATTAACTAGAGCAAGCACAGAATACGAAGAGGATGTAGCACAATCTTTAGTTAGAGATTTAGATGCGGTGTTAGAAAAATTAAACACTACATTTCAAGAAGAATTAAAACAGGAGATAGAAGCTAGAAGTTTCTTTTTAGATTAATGGCAGTAGTAAATCAATATAAATTTGTAGGTATAGATGACAGCACAAGTGGAAGTGTTTTAACTCCGTTTGGCTCAGGTAATCCTTTAATCAGTGAAACATATTTAATTAAATCTATACTTGTTACATCAGCTGGTACACCTGTTGTAACTATTATTAATAATAGTATTACAGCTATTAAATCTAAAGCTTTAACAGCTAATGAAACTACAGAACTTTTAACTCAGCCGTTAATAGTAGAAGGTGGTAAAACCTTCACAATACAATCTAGCACATCAGACTCATTTGATGTAGCTATTAGCTATCTAAATATTAAGAAAGAGGTAACAACATAATGACAGACATACCAACACTAACGCCAGAAAAGATAATAACAACAATTAAGAACAAGAAAACAGGGGCAGTTTATGAAACTGAAGAAGCTTTAAAAGCTGCTAATATACCTGAAGAAGACGTGCAAAGAGATGTAACAGTTATCATGCCGCCTCTTGATTTGTTCGCTAAAACAAAGTAAAAGGAGATACTATGGACGAAAAAATTTCAATGAACGAATCTATACAAGCTGGAGCACCTGATATTAAATACAATAGAGGTGATATTAGAATGGGTATGGGTCAAGACCAACAAGGCAAAGAAATTGCGGCAGAAATATGGTCGCAAATGGAGCCAGAACAAAAAGTTCAGTTTCAAAGTTTTGAAGCTTTTTTTGAAAGTGGTATCTGGAAACAAATTTTACAACAGTTGCAACAAGATCAATCAGGAATTAGATCTCAAGCTCCAGAAATGAGTATGAGTGAAAACGTTAACATGGCAGAGCAGATGCCTGGTGGCGGAATAGCT